TCTTCTTCTTCGTCCTCGTCATCTGCATCTTCCGAACCGAAAAGGTCTGTAGCCTCTTCTGCCGAAAGTACAATAGGAGCCGGGATAATCTTTACTGAACCATCTTCGTAAGTAATAATGGTTGCACCGTTAATCTCTTTACGAGATACTTCTTTCAACTCTTTCTTGGTTTCTTTTTTCTTAGTCATTTTCGTAATGTTTAAAATGTTAATAATCAATAATTATATCACTCTGTTATAAGTTTCTTATACTTCCTTTCCGAATTACTTAGGTAAGCATATTCAGAATTATATTGTTTTATCTCTCCTAGAAGGGTCTTTAATTCTTCTTGAGATTCTATCTTTACTGTTTCGGTATCAATTACCTGGTCACCATCATTATAGGTTAATACCTTAAAGGTTTTACCCATGAATGGATTTAGTGGTTGGTGTACCTTTACTTCCGGTACCTTATTTTTAGTCTCCATTACTGTATTTAATTTTAGTTATACCTGGAATACCTGCCTTACCAAATACTTCCGTATAGAATTTGTATTTTGGATTTTGCATTGATTTATAGTTATCAGCTAGTCTCATGGGAAATACCCAGTATTCTTTTTCTAGCATCCTGTTGGTCATGATGTAGGCATATTTGCTTCGCATTTTATATTTGCTTGCAGGAGTAAATCCTTGAAATCTTAAAGCTTTTACCAGATATCTTTCTTTAGGAACCCATCCCAAATGGTTTAAGGATTCTTGATAAAAGATATCTATCATATCCCTTTGTGCTTTGATAAATAGTACTTTCTGCATTGGGATATTCATTTTCTTTCTTAGATAGAGGGCCAATGAACCTACCAAAGGTGGATACTGTAATGATAGAATATTATATGTATTCTTTTCCTCTTGACTTAGCCTGTTGTAAATCCTGTAAGATAGCAGAACGGATTTGTATTCTCTTCTTCCGGATATACTGGGGAGATATGCCTTCCCGTTGTCCATAGAGTTTTTGTGAGTACCTTTCATTGAATGCCTCCTTCCCTTTACTTTTAAAGACCCGGTGCATTTGAACCATGAACCTTCGTCTTCTATGTTTATCTAATTTATATTCGTCAGGTATGATAAATTTTCTGGCCTTAACCAATTTACCCTTATACCAGAATTTAGTAGAACCATGTTTTAATAACTTCCCATTCATATCTGATAATTGTCTTATGCCCAGCCTAATGAGTTTCCTACCTGATATGATATGAATATATTGAAGAACATCAACTCCATACATGTAAGTAAGAGTCTTTTTTATTTGGTATCTAGTAAAGTAGGGTATACCAGTAAGATGTTTCCGATATAATTTCTTTTCGGTAATATACTTATTGGTAGTATCTGGTCTCCAAGTCCAAATATAATATCTATCTGACCTTATTGGTTCCCTGCTACTCTCCTTTAACTTTACCATTTATACTTCTCCTTGCAGTTCTAAACCAAAGTGTTATCGATTTATCATTTGCATCCGGGAATTTCTTTTTCATTCTCCGAGTTACTCTATCCAAATCATAACCCTTTGAAACTAATGACCATACATAAGATTTCTTTGTGCCCTTGATGAGATTAAATTCATCTCTTTCTCTCGGTGGCTTTTTTTCTCTTGGCTTCTTTATCCCGGGAACTCTTTTATTTCTCCTCTTCCCATTTTCTCCTTCTTCTCCGAGAAACCCAAGCCTTAACTTTGAACTTCTTAATGGGTCATCCTTTGAATAACCTATGTTCTCTAATTGTTTATCCATCCAATCATCATATTGGTCAATTAATGATTTGTCTGGTTTGTTGGTTGACCTTTCGATATAACCAATTAAATCGAATATCCCTGCAGTACAGGCATCAGGAAAGGGCATTCCCAATATGACAGCCTTTCTTTTTAAATCCCTGTAGGTCATGTTTCTTCCTGCATGACCAAGGAAACTGGCTTTCTCTTTAGAAGGTGCTGGTTTATTCTTTTTCTTTTTCATATCTATATTAAATTTGTTGTTTTCATTAATTCTCTGCAAATATAAGAATAAATATTTTATATAAAAATACTTTTCTAATCTTTTTTATAAAAAGCTGAGGTATCCTCGATACGTTTAGCTCCGGTAGATTTAGCTTTTTTTCCCTTTTGGTTTTATGAGGATTGTAGGCCATGTCTAAATTCTTAACAGAGAATTCTATGTTGTTCACTTGATTATAGTTCAATGCTTTTTCAATGCAACATCGGTATTCAGGCCAGAACCCTTGTCCAAGCCTTACACTACCAGTTTTAATCATAAACTTGGATACCATAAAACCAAATGTATCTGCATCATCCTTAGTAGGAAATACGTACATATAGAATCTACTAAATTCATCAATAACTTCTTGCAAAGGTCTTACGGGCAATAATAAGTAGCCATCTGTATATAATTCTTCTGATATCAAACATACCCAGTATTTCTTCTTACCTGGTTTTACTTTGTACTTAAACCTTTCTCTTAATTTAGTGTGCATCCATTCTGGGATACGATTAAAAAGATACTTGATATATATCTTGTCCTTCTTATTTGCTCGTCTCTTGAATGCAGAGGGTTGCTGTAACATCTTAGGCAATATCCTAAAGTTGTTCCATCTATCAAATTCAAATACTATACGAGCAGTGTCTTTATCCCACTCATCATCTGATTCTCTTAACCGTTTCATATTTCTTTCTATGTTACGGTTAGTTACTTTAGAAAGTAAGTGAACTGAATCACCAATATAAATCATTGCTTCTTTTCTAGTTAACCTTCTTTCTAGACAACCTTCAATATAATCCTGAAAACTTCTCTCACATGGACAATCTGGTCGAAATAGAGAAGGGTGTTTCTCAAAAAAGTCCGAGAATAATCTAAAAAACTTTTCTGACCTTTCCCGGACTTCTAGATACTTGTAATGTGACAATTTTAAAATTTCACCAGCTTCCCATGAGGATTTGTTTTCTGATAATTGAAGGAATAAGGATTTCTGTTCTAAATCTTTTAGACAGTCCCATGCTTTTTTCTGAGCCTCGTTCATTTCCTTTTCCTTGATTTTATATTCAGTACTCTATCGATTTGTTCACAGGTTATTTGATTTGGGTCAAACTCTTGAGAGTTGGCATATAATTTATCTGGGTCGTAATTTTGATATACGCTATAGATAACATTATCGAAGGGTAACCAAATCTCCATTCTACCCATTTCAGGATATAAAAGCATCTTTACCATTTTATTGATGTAATCTACCTCTAATACAGTAGCATCAATACCCTCATAAGGATAACCCTTTAATACAATGTAATCTCCTATCGAGACATTCATCAAGTCATCTACCGAAAATTTCTTATTCTCTTTGGCCATTCTCTTAAACCTTCTAACATCCTTTCTTGAGCATGTAGCTACTAAAGAAAAATCATCAAAGTCTTCAGAGTTATCAATTCTGATTTTCTTTTTCCTTTGGTGCATTGTCTCTGTATTCTTTAACCAAGTTCTAATGCCAGATATGTTTCTCTTTAATTTATTAAGAAAAGGTCTAGAGAAAGCAAACTCTGTAGGCATTCTCATAAAACCATAATTGAATAATACCGGTACTTCTTCAAATACCATCTTACCTTTTATAGTTTTCTTCAATACATTTACTGTAGGGATAATGGCTTTAAGTTGGTCATACCCCTTTTCTTTAAGTTCTTGATTAATTCTATGAGAGTACTTTCTTTCGATGTAGAAGATACAATATGAATATGGGGTACTTTTCTTCATGGTTTAGGAGTTTTTAAGAATTAACTTAGCTTGCTTATGAATTAATTTGTAAGGCACGTTTAATACCTCACTAGCCATAAATACCATAAGAGTATTCTCCTGTACTTGGATATACATTGACTTAGTAATATACTGAGCTATGATACTTCCGAGTTTATAATCTACTACGAAAAAGAATTCTTCTGCAGGCATAGAGTTATACCTCATACAAAGAATAGGTACCTTATTTGCTCTTTTGGCATCTTTAGAAGCTTGTCCCCAGAATCTAAGAATATCACAACCCTTATTGCCAAGCAGTATATGTTCAAATTTAATTTCTTTGTAGCTTTTACATTCTACGGATATTTTACACCTGTGAGCATGTCTTTCATCTACACAAGTAATATCAGAAGCAGCATCCTTATTAGAATGCCAAGCCCCTGACATTGGAACTCTATTCCAAGTATAAGTGGTCCATTTAGTAAACCACTTAGACATTTTTAATTCAAATCTTGAGCCTTTTTTCTTACTATTCATGATGTATTATATTTTATATCATTATAGTAGTTGGTACCTACTCAGGCCATTCACCTTTTCAACTTGCAGGATTTTAGTATTAGATAATGGAAGTGAATCTAAATGGGTAATTAGAAATAGGGTCTTATTTGCAAAAGTATGCCTGATTAAGGATGTAACCACCTCTACATTATCTGAGCTTAAAGATTCAAATACTTCATCTAAGAAGGCTAGATTAATCCCTTTGGAAGCAGTTAGAGATTCGTTCATAGCAAAAGCCATTGCTACATTACAAAGTTGTCGTTCTCCTCCCGATAGTTCATCATAATCAATAATTTGCCCATCCCTTTCAATTAAAGTATAAAAGTCTTTTCTAATAGTACCCAAATCTATACCAAATTCAATCCTGAATCCCAATACTTGAGAATATTTATTAAGTGTTCTATTTAACATATCCAGAGATGAATCAAACAGATAAGCCTTGATTCCATTATTACCAAGTGGGTCATTAAGTAACCAATCGTAATTCTTTAACTCTAATTCCTTATTATGGTAATCCTCGTCTACCTTACGAAGATTCTTTCTAATTTCCTTAAGTTTCTCTTTATACTTAGGAGACATAACCTTAAGCTTCTCTCGTTTGAGCTTTTCCAAATCCTCGTCAATAGAGGCAATATCTGAAGCAATGTCTTCACAGTCTTTTTGAAGTCTCTTATACTTCTCATTTGTAGTCCTCAATTCATCTAACCTTTCTAGAGCATCCTCATATTCTTCTCGTAACTTATCAGAATTAATCAGGGCATTGTAAATAATATCTACGCTCGCCTTTGCACGTTTGTAGTGGCCTTTATCTAACTGTATCTTAAGTTTCTTTACAAAATCTGGTAAAGAAACCCCTTCTGCAACCATTCTATTATCCCTAAGCTTTGACTTAAGAGTATCTACATAGGTACTATGTTTTTTAATCTTTACCTGAAGACTTTTTTCTATTTCATCCTTAAGTGCCTTTTGTTTTTCAATCAGTAACTTAGTTAGCTTTTCCCTGTCTTTCTTTAACTCTCTACGTTCCGATTTGATTTTCTCTTTAAAACCTTTCTCCCTGTCACGTAAATCAAAGTAAGCCTCTTTACTAGCTTCCAATTCCCTTTTAAGTAACTCGGATTGATGTTCTGCCTCGTTTGCTTGAGCTAACAGGTTATTTTTATCCTGCATAGCTATTCCTTTAGCTATATTCAAGAACTCAAGGTCAAATACTTCCTCAAATATCCTTTTCTTGTCGGCATTTGATTCTTGTATTAACCTCTTAATCCCTTGACCAAACATTATCGAGTTCATGAATAAAGTGTAAGATAATCCAAGTTCTGCATTAATAGCATCCTGGAGTTTATTCTTACCTTTTATATTCACTACCTCATTATCTTTCATAAGGATAAGCCTATCTTTACCTTTAGCTCCATCCTCAAGAACTATATTACATTTCTGACATCTGATAATTTTATAAATATGTTCTCCCTTTTGAAAGAATACCTCTACCATTACTCCCTGGTAATCTTTAGGTCTTACCTTTTCCCAGGTAGTTACTTCTGATACTCCTTTTAGGTTTTTACCATATATTGCCCATACCAATGCCGATAGGATAGTTGAATTATGGGTAACTATAAAATCTCTGGTAATATATAGGCCTTCTGAAGAATCTACTTTAATGCACCTACATACCTTTTTCCCTATATATTCAATATTTCTTATGGTATTTACCATTCTATTTCTCCTGGTAAACTCACCATAGGATTTAGTTTTATATTTCCTTAGAAAAGGGTTAAAGGTTAGTCGTATTGAACACACATATGAAGTAGTATACCTACCATACTTAAACCGGGTACTTTCATTTTTAGTAGATAGGCCTCCAAGGGATCTTACCAAATAGCTAATACCATCTCTTAAGTGCTCACTCTTAGATGAATACGTAGAAACCTTTGAGATTTTCTTTTTGGAACCAACACATCCATCAGTATCTAATAAACCAGCTAATAATAATCTACGATTCTCGATTGATGATTTCAAATATAACTCTGGTATAAACTTATCTTTAGACTTACAACCAATTAATCCTAAATCCTTAAGTTCTTTACCTAAACCATGAATCCTAAAGTGTTTAGCCCCTCTTACATCTGTACCTTCATGAACCAGGTTTGGGTCTGGCAAATATGACCTTAATCTATCAACTATCTCTGGCCAATCCTCTCTATTGGTAGATACTCTAACTGTAGGCCTATTACCGGAAATACAACCATCGCCTAATATAAACCCTAATACGTAGGGGTGTATTGGTAATTTAGTATAATTACCATCAATTGGTACGGTTAATGGAGTTGAGTATCTATACTTGAAAGTACCAGGAGCAGTTTTATTCTCAACCTTATAATCCTTTAGTAAAGTCTCGGTATCTAAGGTTCTTAGTCTGTCTTTAGCTTTACCCGATTTGAATACTGACCATAAATGGTCTCCAGCACATTCAGTACATGAGCCATCAGAAAAGGTTATTTTGTAAGTATCTAATAGACCTCTATCATAAATACCCAATAGCTTGATAGGTTTACCTGTAACTGGGTTAATTACTTTATCATTAAGAGTTAATTCCCCCATCTTTTTCCAACCATTAGCGGTTAAAACGGGTTCTTCTAAGGGTTGTGCTTTACCTTTCCCATTAGGTGCCTTGATAAGTATGGTACAACTCGGGTTTAAAGGTATATGTAGGTTTTCTATTGAACAGAATCCTACTACGTTCATTGTTGTAAATGTTAACATGATTCAGCTTTTTTAAGTATGTCAATCAGTAGTTCTTTCTTATCTTGCTCAGTTATACCCTTTTCCTTAAGATACTTCCTTGCTAGAGCTTTCTTAGAAAGTTGCTTAGTAATTTTATGGTTAGTATTTACTAAGTTACTAGTTTTCTTGGGTAAAACTGTATAATAATTGCCATCATCCTTAATTTCATCTTCAGATTCTACATCGATGAATTTTGGAAATTGCTTTAAGTGTACGAATTGCATACTTAGGTCTGAATATATTTTCCAGTATCCTAATTTACAACCTCTGTCTGTTCTTCTTTGATGATTAGGAGCACCTATCATATAAACCTTCTTTGATAGTCTCTGGGGTTTATGTATATGCCCACATAATACCAGGTCAAATTTATTAAGTATATTTACATTGAGATTTTCTACCGAATCTATTTCTCTACCATCAGTATCTTTAGCTCCTGGATAATCGGTATGAAGCAAAAGTATATTTTTATCTTTGAGGTTCAACTTCTTTAAATATTCAGATAACCCAATATTATTATCTATATAAGGTACTCCATACACCCTATAAGCATCTCTATTACCGATTATGGTTTTACTGTAATCCAAGTTTCTTATACCGAATTGCTCTAAAAGCCTAATCCATGAGAAGGGTTTAGTACCAATCTTACTTACTTTTTTAATATCATGATTCCCCGATATAGCATATATCTCTATCCCGGATTCCTTTAGTTTAAGTTTACTAAACTCTTCATAGACAACTTCCATAAGTTCTGAATCCATATTTTCTGGTTTATGAAAAAAATCACCACAAAATAAAGCAGGACATTGATACTTCTTACACTCTTCTTTTATAATCGAAAGAACCCTGAAACTATCCAGGGTTCTTTTATTGTTCTCATTGAATTTTGCCCATAGGTTTATGTGCAAATCTGAAAATGCTATTGCTATTACTTCCTTACTCATTGATAAAGTTTTGAATAATTTCTTTTCGAATATCTATATTAGCCTCTCGTATCTGAATAACCTTAGTTTCTCCATAACAAGATTTGATAGTACCTTTAGTAGCACCATACTCAAGAGGTTGTCTTTTGAACCAACCTCTGTAAAGTACGTTAATTTCCTCTACCGGAATGAATCCCCAAATATTCAGCATATTATCCATGATTGAAGATATCAAGAATTGAAAGTAATTGTTCTCAATCCTTTTATTATTATCCTCTGTTACCCATTCTTTAATCATTGCAGTAGTGAAGTCTAAGATGATTAGATGAGTACATTGTTGATTGAGTAACATTTTGCACATCTCAAAGAAGTGTTCCATTTCACATTTTGGAATATTCTGGGATTGTTTGTAATAAAAGTAAGCTGCCGAATCAAGATAGCTTCTATCTGTTACAAAATCCTCTTCATCTTTGAATAACTTGTTCCGAAGGTTTAGAATCTGATAATCTTCAAGAAGTAAATCCTTTGGATTCCTTTCCAACATCTCCTTATGGGTCATATCTTTGGTTTTAGGTATCAATTCAGATACACTACCAGAAATGAATCTCATAGGTTGAGCTTCACATACACCATACTGATACAACTTAGGAGTAAATTCTGCAAGTGTAGTCTTTCCAACTCCACTTGGACCTGCATACATTATCTTTACGTTCTTCATTCTTGTAACTTTTTAAAAGGTTTTATAAATTCATTTGTTAAAAAGGATGCTAATGAGTACTCGATACATAGTTCTCTGAATTTCTCATACTTGAATACCTTTTTCTTCTTGATGGGCAATGAATCCAAAGGTACATTACCCACAAACCAGAATAAATCAATAAGTTTACGATTCCTTTCCCAAGCTTCAGAGTATTCTTTATTAGGTTTAGCTTCCAAGAACTTATAGATAGTACCATACTCATCTAATATCTTCCTTGCTTTTACTGGACCTATACCATTGAATCCTGGTATATCATCAGAAGTATCACCTACCATTGCAAGGTACTGTACAGTTTCATGTGAATGATAACCGAATAATTCTTTGCAGTTATCTACTCTGATGGTCTCATCTTTCCGAGGATTCAGTATCCTAACGTTCTTGTTTAAGAGTTGGTTAAAATCCTTATCTGATGATACCAATATTACCTTTTCTGCCCGATAAGTATTAATAACAAGGTATGCTAAGAAATCATCACCTTCATATTTGGTTTTATTCCTTTTATCGAATATATAAGGAATTCTTAGCATACCCAATATCTTCATAATTATTGCCTTTTGATTTTGCAATGATTCATAATCTACGGATATATTTTTTCTGTGTCCCTTATAATTAGGAAGTAACTCCATCCTTACCGGTGAATGACCATTATCGAAAGTTATTACTACATCATCTGGTTCAAACCTTGTAAGGTACATATGTAATGATTTGAAGAATCCGAATATTGCTCCACTTGGTTTACCATCAGTAGATTTAAGTTTTTCGAACTTGTGAAAACTTTGGTGAAGTAAATTACATCCATCAACCAATAATATTGTTTTCTTACTCATCGTCTTCCTCCTCTTCGTCTGAGTCTGCATAATTCTCATATTCTACACCATCAACTGAGAATAGGTTTGTTTCTATCTTCTCCAGTTGTTTTTTAGTAGTACCTATGGTATTTACTCCGGCTTTCCTTAAAAGTTTTCTACGAAGTTCATCGTCTTCTTCCAGAAGCTTTTGGAATTTCTCCTCCCCTCTTGCAAGAGTTTTCCCTTTCAATTTATATCCACCAGTAGTTTTTTCGATTACATCGGTATCTACCAATACATCTTCCAAAGCATAGCATCTATCAAATCCGACCTCATGAAATTTAGGATTGAAATATACTGGGCATTTGCTAATTGTGGGTCTTGGAGGAGCAACCTTATTTTTAATAAGTCTGATAGTTACCAGCTTACCTGCCTTTCTATCTTTCCCGTTTTGTTTGATTGTAACAGACTTTCCCGAATAGAAAGCCGCCCTGATTGAAGCATAGAACTTAAGTGCAGCTCCTCCTGTTGTAGTTGTATTATCTTTTCCGAATCCTACATTAAGAGCAGTTCTTAACTGATTGATATAAATCTGAGATACTCCCAGTTTGTAGAATAATTCACTTCTGATACGGAAGTATTTGTAAAGAGCCTTTGCTCTACCTCCCATTTCGGCTTTACCATCAACCATCTTAGCATCAATATTATCCGTACAGTCGGTTGCTGCAATAGAATCGATTACCAGAAGTATCGGTTCATTGTGGGTTAATTGAGAACGTAAATATATTGCTAAGTCTGCTACTACATCTGCAATATATTCAATACGAGTATCATTAACAATGGTTACCTTTGCAGGGTCTACTCCATTAATCTCTGCCCAGGAGTTCATCCAGGATTGTTCTGCATCTACCCATATAACATGACCACCAAGTTGTTGAGTAGCATAAGCAAAGTTATAAGCTACCAAGGATTTACCAGAGGATTCTTCTCCAGCAATCTCTACAATTTTACCGTATGGAATACCTTTACCGAATAAATAGTTCAAGGCAAAAAAAGTAGAAGGTATATATAAATCAGTATCAGTAACTTCTGAAGCTAACTTAATCATACTCCCATATTTTTTTGCCATTTCATTTGCCGTTGGTACCTTTAAACCAACCTTTGTTTTCTTTGCCATAATGTAATCTCTTTAAACTAAATAAGGTAGTAACTGAATTAATCTAATTACTACCTTATCGAATGAAACCATATTTACTAACCCTTAAATATCAGATTTGTATTTTCTCTTTTTCTTTGGTTTTTCATCTTCCATGTAATGGTCCTGATGTAATCCCTTTTTCTTCTTCTTTTTCTTTGGAGCATCATCGTCATCATCCCCATGGTCTTCATTGAGGAATTTTGCAAGTATTTCCTCAAGCTCATCGTAGGATTTGATTTGAGAACGAACTATACCTTCCAAATCCACTGTACCTTGGTATTTCTTATCCAACTTAGTTGGTTTGCAAGCACGAGCAGAATAGGTAGTATCCATTTTACCTGAACCAGAACGGATGATTTTGATATCATACCCGTTTTTCGGATCAGTCATATCACCAGCTTCATCCTCATCAAGGTAAAGGTCAATAATATCCTGATATACTGAGCGTGGAACAAGAACTCCCTTATCCTGGCCATCGTAATCAAATTTAGTACCTTTTTCGTCTACATATACTGGACCGCCCAATACATATTTTCTTCTGGGTACTAAAGTTTTTGCAAGTTCCTTGTCATCTTCATCCTTTGAATTTTTCAATTCTTGATATTTCTCCATGAAAGGGCATGGTTCATCAAATGTAGCTGGAGATATAATACCTCCCAAATCTTTACCTAAATAGAATTGAATAACTTCTATACCCAATTCCTGGTCATCACCTGGAGATTTTATTCTCATTCTTAAAGTACCCTCCTTAGGGTATACGAATCCACCTCCATTACCTTTTGATTCCAGCTGTTTCTTTCTAGCCAGCATCTTTTCTTTTGTAGAAAGTCCATCTGATGAAACTTTCTTCTTTTCTTTTTGTCAAGTGCCATATCAATCGTTATTATTTGGTTCTGAGTAAATTACCTCATTCATACTTAACACCGTTAAAGTGTTCTTTTCCAAAAGTTGTTGTAAGCCAGGAGTAAGCTTATCTGTTTCAAATCCCATTTCCTTGCCTGCATACAAACCATAGGTAACTATTCTACCTATTTGCACCAGGTCCCGGTAAGTTCTGTATTCTTCGGTAATCTCCCCAAGTTTAACTATAACTCCCTTACGAGGAACTCCTTCTTTTACCTGTTCCGGGATAATAAGCCCAGACCGAGTTTGGTTTACTTCTTTTGGTGATAAGATAAGAACTCTGTTTTCAGTTGGACATCCAGGTAATTGTTTGTCAAACTGATCTGCTACCATAGCAGAAATGAAAGTTAATGAATAATTCATATTCTAATTCGTTTTTAAAAGTTAGTAATTACTTATAGTTATTATTGTTGCTTCCTCATGTTGGCATTAATAGTTCTCAAGATATTCTCTCTAGACTCATAAGCTCTACATATTGAAATATACTTGTTAGCCTTTTCTACTGCTTTCAAATATCGTTGATATATCGACTTATACTTTGGAGATATATTAGCCTTATGAGCAACGTAGTCATTATTGAACCTTTCATTAGATTCTTTAATAAATATCCAAGCAGCAGAATAAGCTTCGTCCTTTTCCCTTGCTAGTGCATCCCTTTCTTTAATATATTTATCCCTTAAAGAACAGAATATATAATAACTAGATGGAGATTCTCGTAGCTGAGAATTGATGAGATTTTCGTTTATAGATAATTCTTTTTGGATATCTATTTCTAATATCCTACCTTCGAATTTAACCTTTAGTTTCTTCAGTTCTGTTTTCATATTGTAATAGGTTCTTAAAATCCTCTTTACTATATTTACCTTCTTGGATAGCTTTTGATACCTGAGCAAATGCGCATCTATATGCAACATCCATACCAGGCAAATGAAGAAGAGATTTGTAGGGTGCCATCTTATCAATCAAAGCCTTGAATCTTAAGTCGCATAGGTTATCGGTTCCACCTCTATCAACCAGTATCATAAACAAAGCCCAATAGATATGGGTAGCATCCTCATAGGCTAATCTTGCCTCTTCATCTTTCATAACTCCAAAAGCCAAATCCTCTAATATATTGAGATTAGATTGTAATTGCTCTATCTGAGTTTTAATCCGATTGAATAACATCTTATCTCTACCTACTAACTGTAAATTACATAACCTTAGTTGTCGATTAAGATTTTCGATAGAGAAATTTAAGCAAGCAGCTACCATGTAAGTTAGTGATGATAGTCTGTTAGCATTCAAAATATCTTCTTCGTTTGCCATAGTTTCATAAATTTATATTATTTATGTTGTCATAGTATCCTCTCTTTTTACTTCTGTAGTGGATTTAGCATTGTCTTTATGATGAAGGTACCGATTGCAACCAGGACATTTAACCAATTTACAATCTGCAAAAGTATGTGAATCCACTTCTGAATAATCATATTCGAATTCACAATCACAATAAGGGCATTTAGCTCTCCATACCGTGGGTCCGTTCAAAATCTTTTTCATATTGCTTCATTTGTTTGTTAAAACGTTTCTTATACTCTGAAATAGGTATGTGTTTATATTTCTTATGTTCTTCCATATATTCTTCTACTGAGAAATCAGGTTCTAACATTTTCTTATAATCATAACCCGGAATAAAAGGTAACTCTTCTGCCATTGACCTACCAATAACAAACTCCATGTCCATTGTGACATCATCTATCTGAAAGCCGAAGTATGGCTTAGTTAATGGGTTCCTATAAATTTGCCACATCTCATATATACTCCAAATATTAATATTCTCTGGTTTAGTAATCTGATAATTAGCATCATGTACCAAACATACAGACTTAGTAGAGGGTAATTTACCTTGTCTCATTAAGTAGTATATGAGAATACTTCCAAATAAACACATATCAGATGCTGCTGATTGACATGGGAAATTTAATGCTAATCTCAAAGCATAAGCTTCTTCTCCCTTATCATTTGAATATATTTGGGGTAATCTTCTTTTCCTCCCAAATAATGATACCAGATGCCCATTCTTTCTAAGGAATTTCTCTTGTTTCTTCAAGAAGGTCTTCAACTTGGGGTGTTGACCAAAGAATATGTCCATTTCCTTTTGGGCTTCTTCTGGTGTAACTATAATACCAGATTTTGGGTCAGATAGTTTTACTGCTAGTAATTTTGCACCAATTCCATAAATAAGTCCAAAAGCAATTTGTTTAGCTTGCTTTCTTCTCACCTTCCATATCTTATGTTCTGGATGATTTTCATCCTCATATATCTTAAGAGCTTCTTCATAGGGTATATGATATTTAGTAGCAGCAATTGCTAAGTGAGGGTCCTGACCAGAGTTAAAAGCATTAAGATAAGTTTCATCTCCAGATAGATGAGCCATAATTCTTAATTCTGCCTGGCTAAAATCACTAGCAATATATAAGGTTCCTTTAGGAGCTTTTAATTGTAATTTAATATTGGGGTCTACGGATGTCTTGGGAATTTGTTGAGCATTGGGTTCTGCAGAGGATAATCTTCCACTTGTAGTCCCATGAATAAGAAATCTTCCATGTAATCTATCATCATCTTGAACTTTTTCATTCCAACCCTCTATATAGGTTTTATACATCTTCTCTAAACCTCGTAATTCAAGAAGCCTATCAAGGAAAATTGCCTTAGGTGAATCTGGTTTTTTAACGGTTAACCTTAGATTAGTAAGAGTCTCTTCATCTGTACTTGGTTTACCGGATTCATTATTCTTAATTACCTCAAAATGAAAACCTTCTTCCGAATACATCAATGCAGGTAAATCAACTGAACTACCCAAATTAATAGGTCTTATCAATTCTTGTTCCCTTTTAGTTGTGAATATACCAGCCTTGATATTTGAGATTTTCTGTTCCCTTGATACAATCTTTCGTTTATCTTTTGGATCATTATAATCTAGCTCCTCAAGTTCAGCTTCGATAGATTGAATATATTTATCAATCTTTTCTTGGTTATACTTCTTTTCGAATTTCTTTACTCTTGGCAAATCATATATAGCTTGTCTAGCCGCATCTATTTTTGGTTTATATTCTTCCAGTAGTTGATTATTGAACTCTCTATCTAGATACAAACCATTCTTCTCTACTGAAGTGAGTACCCTTGATGCAGACATAATTAAATTCCTGAAGGTACTGTACAAACCAAGGTCAATCAGCTTCTTTTCAAAGAATATCATTAACCTAAGAGTATAATCCGTATCTTGACATCCATAATGGCAAAGTAGGTCTAACTCTTTTTTATCCCAAGGTATTTTATCGAAAGCATCTTGCTTCTCATAATTACCATACTCTGGTAAATACCTTCTTACCATTGATTTTAAATCATTAGGTTTTTCCTCGTTTAGTAGATATTTTGCAAGCATACCATCTAAACAAGTACCTCTATAGAATATTTGATATTTCTGGTTTATCTGGTCATCAAACTTCCAGTTCCATGCAACCTTTACAATATCATAATTCTCAATAACCTCTTCCCCAAATTTCCTTAACATCTTCTTCCAATTCCATCCTGGAGAAGTATATTCTTTTGTTTGGAAATGGTCTAATGGAATAGAAGCACCAAATCCTGGCATCCAGGATACTGAGAGTATAGTTGGCTTAAAACTCCTATTATATAGGGGTTCTGCATTTGTTTCGTAGTCACAGCAAGCATAACCAGTAGCTTTACAACAGGCAATGAGTTTCTTTAACTCCCTTTTGTTTCTTATTATGTGATATCTTGTTTCCATTATCTAATTCCTTTCAATACCTGATGAATAAAGTACCTAGAATATCCATACTTAAGAGATATTTTCTTTATACTAAGACCCTTTTCTTTATGGTCTATCATTATTAGATTCCTTTCTTTATCAGAAAAAGTATGTATATAATTAGAACCCCTAAAACCTAACTCATAGTTATGTTTCAAATTTTCTGACCTTGGAACCGCTCTTAGATTAGATACTCGATTATCAGTTTTTATACCATTTATATGGTCAATATCATACCCATTTGGTATATTACCAATCCAAGCTTCATATACTAACCTATGTATATAAAACCTCTTTCTAAACAAAGTACATTGTAAATACCCCTTAGAAGTTAATGATACCAACCTCTTTCTCCAAGTATTAGAAATCACAGTAGTAGTACCTTTCCTACCATGGCCTTTCCCTTTAACTCCTACCCTTTTAAGAGAAGTAAAAAGGGTACCCCTTTTAGATATATAATATCCAGGGTACCCTTTTATATTTGAATACTTAGTATTCATCTTTCAAATCCTCTAAATTACAAGATAAGAAATGCCAATCTTTTTTGTATATATGCAATGAATCTATGGTATGATATAAATAACCAGGCTTTACACCTACTTCTTGAGCTACGTATTCCATTAATCTCCAAGCTAAATAAATATCATTACCGAAATGTTGGGCAAAGTCTGAACTTCTTTGGTGATAGCAAATATGTAATACCTTTTCTCCCTTACCATTCTGACGGATAAGGAAATCATAATACATAGAGCAGGGTATACGTCTACTTCCATCAAGGAAACATAAATCTGAACCATGAAATATGGGGAGTACTGCTTTACGAGTATCATTATCCCTTTTAAGAAGATTAATTACTTCTTCTAGAGCTAATTTACTGGTAACTCCTAGAGGATTCCAAATCCTTTCAGGATAAGTATAATCAAACTCTTTCCCATTTGGTCCTTCTACCAAGAATTGTTCCCATAGGTCTTTTCTTAATTCCCAAGCTTTACCCGGATTACAACCATACCAACCAGTCCTTTCTCTGAACTCTTCATCTGCCCATTCCTTTGAATGAGAGAATACAAATAACCATACTGGGTCTCCAAGTGAAGTTAAACAGTATTGTTGGCAAATTAGTTCCTTTGTTTCAAACTCTTCTTTACCTTCAATCACTTTATTCTGATAGGTCTTTGGTTTTACAGTCTGACCATAACTGTTGAGTTCTCTGCCAAGTTCTGACATTAACTCAAACGAATTGCTGTATATCCTCATTTCTTTTGTTGTTTTAAAAGTTTCTTCTTATAGGCTTTCCTTTGAGAATAGGATATCACATTTTCCGGATATTCTATATCTTCATATTCTAATAGCAAGTCCTTTGCTAACAAAGCTTGGTATTCATACAAGTCAGGACGTAGTACTTTGAAACTTCTGAAAAATACTTTGAATGATGACCATTCCTTTTCTGTACCCTTCAGGATTTTCTTATATACTTCTTTAACCCGTTTAGTCCATGGATTATCAGTACCCTTAATTACCTTCTTTAAAGGTTTATAGGCTGAATACATCAGAAGGGTTTCTACATTTCCGTACATCTGAGTCGCAAATAGGTTGATTTGTACTGACTGGTCCGGCCCATACACGTATTCGGCCATCCGTTGAATTAATAGGAAGTCGAATATTAACCTCTTGGTTATTTCTGAGGCTCGAACTACCATTGTAATAACTGGGATGTCCTCCCCGAATCGTTTTGAAAAAGTCACAGCTATTAGACATTGTTTACCATTATCATGATGATTATTGAACATGTACGTAACATTGTAATTCTGATTATACTTCGACTTTAGGAATCTTAATTTGCTACGTAAGAGGTCTAACTTATTAAAGTCTATGTAATTATTCAATAAGCTTGTCCACTTAGTTTCTTTGTAATTAAAACACCTACCATAATCAAAATCTGGGTCTACCCATGCTTTACGTATTTTTATAAACACATTGTATGCTACTGCAACTCCACTATTTGCAGTAGCACCCTTATCAAAAAGAACGGGGTCTAATCTTAAGAAAGCCTCGTTCAATTTCTCCCATGCCTCTTGTGAAGTTGCAAATTCTAAAGAGTGGAGGGTCTCCTCCGTATTCGATTGAAGACCCTCTAATCGCCTGTTCCAACCTGACATTAGTAGTTTGATTTTTGACGCCATCTGTTAAGGCGTTGTTTTTTAAAGAATAACCTAAATAACCCTTCTGGAGTAAATCCTTGTAATCCCAAGAATCCCATATATAGGTAGAAAGCCTTTACCAAAGAATATTGAAAATCTAATTCCTTAGTCATTACCTGGGTTTGTTTCCATGGTCTACACTTAAGAAGATTCCTTGCAATATTCAGTTCATATACTACATTGAATAATAATACCTTCTCTTCTTCGTGAGATGATTCACTTAAAGTATTGAATCCTGGAGTGTAATCTTTTACAGATTCATGGTCTTCATCAATCATGTTAAACCGATTAACTAAACCAATACTACCTTCGGTAACCATTGCTATTCCCAGAGTCATTACATCCTTCAAGTTGTTTACTTTGAAGTCTGAGTAGTCCATTACATGATTGGTTCCCCATGATAGTATATCTTCTGGAGCTATGTTAGCAAATAAGAATAAAGTGAAGTAGAATCCCAGGGCATCTACCTGTTCTTCATTTGCATTTTGCAAGTGATTGAGTACCTGGGTATATTCATCTTCTGTAAGTTGTTCAATATTCCATCCCCACTTATGGCATATCTTAACTACTTCAGAGGTAGATTCATAACCCTCCATCAATTCCTCTATCACTCTACCAATAAAGTCTTTAAGGATTGCCTGATTAGAGGGGTTATTCACATCCAAAGGAGCTTCTGGCAATTTTTCTATTTGCCTGTAGCCTTCAAATTGTTGTATTCCAAGAGAATACATATTCTGTAACTCAGTACCTTCTTTGATTTGAGGTACTTGTTCACGTATATTCCTGATGTCCAAGGTATACTCCTTTCTTATTAATTTCCTGATGAACCAAATCCCTTATCTTGCCGAGTCCCCCACATTTGAGATTCGGTATAGAATTCTTCTTGCTGAATTTCTTCTGGCTCGGTGATATAGATGGGTACATGAATAAATTGTACCAGCTTCTGCCCAGCTTCTATAACCTGGATTTCTTGAGAAGTGTTATATACTCCAATGTGTATCTCTCCAACATAGGGAGAATCTACTATCTCGGCAGTAAAGATTAACCCTTTCTTAGTAGCTATACCAGATTTATTTGCTGCCATTAACATAGATGCAGGAGGTTCTATCAAACCTTTGATACCAGATGGGATAAGTATACGATGACCTGGTTTTAAAGATATATGCCTTACGAAATTTCCATTAAATGGCATATCTAAAATATACCCATTTGAATCAAATTCGTTCTTGTCATGAATATCATCAGGGTATAAATCAGTTGGTACATAAAAATCTAACCCAGCATCATTTGGGTTTGCTCTGTTGGGAGATACTACCTCCCTTACTTTAATAAATCTAAATTTGTTCATAATATATTACATTGTTTTAAAAGTTGTCCAAAGGTTAATCCTCGTTGAGGGTATATACCCAATGAATGACAGAATCTGGTAAGGTCTGATTCACCCTCCATAAACAAATCAGCAAGAACATCCTCTTGCCTTACATAATAATTTGGGTTGTTAAGATATATCTTGAACATAGCCCATATCATATCAATTTTTTTCATTGCACTCTCGATAAAGTTCTCTAATACGTTTTCTTGGTACTTCGAATTTCTCAACTGTCTTTGAGATAATCTCTTTTTTATCTTTCCCTTTCCGAATCAAACCTCGGATGTATTTCTTGATACCAACTGTATCTTCCAATATATCCAAATCTTTGTATTGATTCTTCTGTTCTAATTCTTTCCTGGTAATGTTCAAGTTCTGTGACATCTTGAATGCACATAATTCGGAATCTCCGCATAGTTTACACTCTTTAGTGGATAAATCATACCCAATACCAAAGCAAGGGTCTCCATTAGTTCCCAGCTGACTGATGTCTAAGGGAGTAAGGACATCCTGCTTTGTTAAATCAGGAAGTTGTTGTTTTTTCTTTGCCATAATTAATCATCTATTCTTTTTTCTGTTAGTCTTATAACTGAATCTCCAATCTTCAATTCCGACTCATAAAGTGGTAAGTAGGAATATCCAATTGTATTTATAAATAGTTTCCTGATATCACCCAAGTGTTGTGAGTAACGAGTGTCAGTATAAGTTAATACCCTAACTTGCAGTCCTGAACAGAAAGATAAATCAAAATATACCTTATACTCATTGGGTATTACCTGAGTAGATTGTATATCCGATACCCATACTAATGAACTACAATTAAAGACATGGAGAGGAGTAAGTTCCTCTCCGATTATCTTATCAACCAGCTTCTTATATAATTTAGTAATCATAACTTTTAAGTGTTACATTTATATGTTTACAATGTGGACATGTCCAATCCTTAGTATGCCAAGGACCTCTTAAATCTTTTAATTCGCCCTTTCTGAATTTCCTTTTTACATTGATGACATTGATATTTATATTCATCATAATCATACTGAGATGAATAGAGATAGAATATTCCGATAATCACTCCCAGTACTACTGGTATTAGTAATGTTAATTCCATTGTTTTAAGTATTAATGTTTAATGCCCTATGTCCCTCTATTAGATTAATTACTTCCTCCTACCGGAAAAAGTAATTATCCATAGTACTTATAAGTCTACTTAAGTAAGGCCTCATATTTATTCAATATCCTATTTATACAGGTTCTATTGACTTTAAAACGTTTCCCAATTCTACTAGATGACCATCCTAAAGATTTTAATCTTATAACCCTTCTATGAGCCCTTATAGAAACTTTACGATAATCACGTTTATCTAATCTCATCTGAGACATATTCTCAGCTTGTGTACCCCAATATAAATTATCTACATGATTATTTAATGGGTTATTATCTTTGTGACATACACAAGGTTTATTTTCTGGGTTAGGTATATAAGCTAAAGCTACTAACCTATGTACCTTAGCTAATCTCCTAATACCTAATTTTGGATTTCTTAAAGTAACGTATGGCCTTCCGTCATGTTTGGTATATTTAGTTTTTAACAAATGATAATCCTTTAGATAACCGTGTCGATTATTCTTTCGGGAATATACTTTACCATCAACAGTTACATAGTAACCTGGGAAATCTGATATATTATCTTTCATAACTTATGTTTAGGACGTTTTACTAAAATTACTTTTAATTTCTCTACTTGATAATACCTTTTTCTAGCTCTAGCATGTCTAGATAAGTAATTACCTGGATACATTAAATCATCTACATAAGCTTTCTTTTTAGAAGAGTCGGTTCGAACTAATCTACCTAAGAATTGGATAGTTTTCTCGTTAGATAACATACTTGCTGCATTAAGTAAATACCTAAGCTTAGGAAAGTTTTTACCTCGAGCAATGATTGTGGTTGATACCAGGATATCTATCCTACCTTCTCTAAAATCCTTCATTATTTGTTGTCTTAACTTAGAAGGAGTATTAACATGCACATAGGCAATATTATAGGCATCGCCCAGTTTCTTTTTAAAGAACTTATATAGATTTTCACAATGTGCAATATGCTTGCATACTACAAGTGCAGGATATCTACCTTGGTTAATATTCCATTTTAACCGAGCATAGGCCATTCTCTTGGCATATTTATTCAAGGTAATAGAATCATCATAGATGTCTTTATAAGTTACAAACTCGGATTCCCAATTACCATACCAAGGTCTACTTGGTACCATCTTTACGATTGTTTTAGTTGAGTAACCTTTCTTGATAGAATCCTTAAGTTTAAACTCGGCAATCACTTTACCAAAGAAACATTCAAGGTTCATATTCTTAACTTTATCCTTAGCAAGCTTACTCATATAAATGGTACCAGATAATCCTATACGAATTCTGGTATTAAATAACCGAGTAAGTACATTCTGATATTGTTTACTTCCACCTTGGTCTGCCTCATCTACCAAAACCATATCTATCTTGGATAATTCCTGTTGATAGAATCTCATGTTTCGAGAAATAGATTGAACCATACCAATTGTAAAGTTACTCCAGTTTAAAACCTTACCTTGAACAAAGGTTATATTCTCTCCCGGGAGATATTGCTTAAACTCTTCTCTAGCCTGGTTTAACCAATCAGAGTCATTAGTTATTAGCAAAGTCTTTAACTGTCTCTTATAAGATAAATATAAGGATGACATGATAAGTGTGTTATGAGATATGAATCCATTAGATAGGTAATTATGATACTTAGGTATCTCCATATCATAACATGGGTATTTATCTAAGATTTCTATCTTATCTATTTTATCCCAATAACAATTACTAGAAATATTTAGTAATTCTGTAGCTTTATCATTATTAGAGCCTAAGAATTCTACTAAACAATTAAAAGCAGTTAAAGTTAATCTATTATGATGACTTACCTGTGTACTTATAACTCTACCATAGGTTTTTCTAAACTTACCTTTTTCTTTCCAAGAAAGCTTATCATAAAGTTCTTTAGCAAAATTACTAAAAGGTAGCTTATTACTGTAGTTATTCCGTTGAGAATTGCTAGGAATACATTTTCTTTCAATCCTCATAGGTATTATTTCTAGAAACTCATCATAAAATTCGCTATGAATAGTTATTCTATAAGCTATACTCTCTTTACCATTACATGAAGTCTTCTTTGGTTTAAGACAACAAGCTATTCCTAAAGATAATAAAGCTTGTTGTACTCTACGAGCATTTTCAAGATTTACAGTAGTAAAAGATAAGGATCTTCTACCATGAGATGATGAATTATGCCCATCTGTATCAAATAAACCTGCTATATAATTCCTTAAGTCATCATAAGAAGCCTGAAGAATCTTATCGGGTATGTACTTTTCATGGGCAGTACCAATTAATTCTGGATATTCCTCCTGAAGTAGTTTAGCAAAATTAGTATCGGATTTAGATATATGAAAACCTTTAAATCTTTTGTGGGGTTTTATTTCTACAGGAGTTTTACAGATTTCATCCATAGTAGCTTTAACTACTTCGGCTACTTCTATATCTTGACCTGATATAGATATGTTTATTTGATTTTTAGAAACTTGATGAATATGACCATCTCCGGATAAAGCTCCCAAAGTATAGCTAAGGTTTTTACCTATGGTATTTTTAGAATGAGTATATTCTAAGGAGATAGGTAAACAATCCCCTTTCTTTAAATCCTTGACATATACCCATTGTAGATTATCTCCATAATAAGTATATAATCTGTGATTTTCATATCCACAGATTAGAGTATAACCCTGAGAAGTAGTTATCTTTACTACCTTAATCTCATTATAAACTCCTGCATTGGGTTTTACTAATACACCTTCTTTAGTAAGGACTTTACCTTTATATCGTATCTTACCTGTTTCAGAAACGATTTTTTCTATAGGTAATAACCCATCCTCAGTATGTATTAGGGTACCCTTACCGGTGCATTTACCTGCATTAACCGTGTAATCTAAAACTCCAATCTGAAAAAGAGAGTTACCTACCTGGTTAGATATAATTGCTTTTACAGCTTTCTCTTGTTCTGGTCTTAATTTATACTTACCTATTTTCGTAACTACCCTTTTGACTTTGGGTAAAGGTTTCCGCATATCTACAACTTTAGGTTTAATTCCATACTCAATACACTTTTCATATACTGCCGGAAGAAAACCTATCTTAAACTCACCATGCTTGTTTATATAATGTATCTTACCATCCCAGTTCTGCATACCTCTTTGCCTTGTACGTAAGTAGAAAGCATTAGGATGTCTAACCGAAAATTCCTGGTAGAGTTTCTGTGCGAACTTAAGAGGTAAATCAAGTTCGCACATATTTCCGTTTTGTATTATTATCCTACTCATTTGATAATTACCGTTACACCTTTAGTAGCTTTATCCATTCTCATTGCTTCCTTGAGAAGTTTAATGTGATGTTCCTCATCAGCAACCAACTTATTCAATAAGTACATCACATCATCGTAATCTGCCCGGTCATTGTATAAAGCTACGTTATTCATAATCTTCTTGTAATGACCGATAGTTTCTATTTCTGAATCTAAGGCAATCTTCAAAGCACTCTCAGGAGAAAAACCTACCTCTACCTTTGGATAAATATCCATAACTGGATTCTCCTCGTATGGGTCTGCCTTCTGTAAGAAATCCGATAATTTATCATAGTGTCTCATCTCTACTAAACCAATACCCAACATAAGTTCTGCAATAGGTTCGAACCTTGAAGACTGTTGAGTATACATTAGGATAGCACTAATCTCTGAGAAAGGTTTATCCTTCAGAGCATCCTTGAACATGTTAACCATATCAAATATCATCCGGCCAAGGTTCGATATCGTTGAAGTCAGGGTAATCTACTGACTGGTCTGAATACTTGAGGACATCAATAAAAGCATTAGCTGCATCCTCTACTCTGTTACCTAAAAATTTTAAAGCTTTCATAACGTTACGTTTTTAATTATTAATCTTTTCCCAGAGAGAACCTTCAACTTCAGGTTCCTCTTCCAGGGATTTTTTGTTCTTATACTTATATAAATACTTATTGTATCTTTCGATTGCTTTATCCGTATACATCTGTGCAATATCTGGTAATCCATTACACCATGCAAGAGATTCAAACTGAGCATCAATGAATGTCTTATAATCCCAACCTTCTTCTTTTAAGAATTCCCCTACCTTTGCAAAGTGTACATATTTCTCTGGTTTATTTTCATAAGATTCATATATACCAGTTGCCTTAGCAATCTTACCTATGAAATAATCATGTATCTCTTTAGTAAGCTTTGAATCAGAATATTGCAATTCTATTTCAGCATCTACTTGATTAGTAATGTTGTCCTGCATAGATATCAACCTTTGCATAACATTCCTATAATCAGTCATCCTCTTTAAGCCTGTCTCAATATATTTAATAAAACCTTCCCGAGTATTAAATTTAAAATCCTCACAGAAGGTATTACATATCTCGGCAAGCTTTTTACAATTTGCCCATTCCCTTGTATTACTTTCGTTTATTTTACGAACTCCTCTATGCTTTAACTTTATACGGGTTGCATATAAAATATCAGCAACTAAGGCAGCATCCCCTTTGGATGCTAGTAACATGTTAGTTACTTTCTTAGTTGTCCCTTTATTAGAAACAACTACTGCTCTAGTATTTATTGCCGATTTACGAGCAATAACAAAAAAAGCCTCAACTGGGAAGTTATCTACCTCTAAGGTATTTAATATTTCCTCAAATTGAGACTTAGTAATGTGAATGCTGGGTTCTCTCATTTTATCCTATTACAAACTAAAACTCCATTAATACAAACCTCATTATCCTCTACCCAAGCTTTCTTACCAAAAAGATTTATACCTGGTGATTGGAACTGTACATAATATGAACCTCTATTTGTACCAACATACCAATTTACATCTTCAGGTAAGTTTAAAGTATAATCTCTAACTTTACCATCAACCATTTCACATCTGAAAACCATATTCGTTTTTGATTTTGGTTTAGAGCACCAAGTTCTAACTGGAGTCATACTACCCATAATCCAAATGAATACGGATAGAACTACTGCCAGGAAAATGTAAGAGCCATCAATTTTTATTTTCTTCATATCATTAATATTTTAAGTTATATAATATAATAGGAAATCCTTATTCCAAAGAGTTCTTGATTTGAACGAGTTCTTGATAACTTTGATACCTTGTTTGATATACTAACTTTAGTGTTTGTTTCCTTCCCAAATCATTTACATCAAAACCCTCAGGAAGAAATACTACCTTGACCTTTTTATAGGCAACAAGTTTAAGCGCAAGATTGACTGCATATCTTTTGGCATCTGGGTCCAACAATACAATATATCTTTGGCATGAGGATTTAAGTAACTCATTGACTTGGTAGGCACTAATGGCTTTACCCATTGTGGCAATAGCTCTATCTCCGAGGGTGAGAGCATTAAGTGCTCCTTCGCAAATGAATACCGACCTATACATTTCCAATGCGTCATAATTAAATATGATAAACTCTTTTCCAAGGCCTGTGATATCTTTGTTGGGGTTGTTATACCGAGGACCGTTTCCGATAACCTTTCTGGCATTATAATACCTGAGTTGGCCATGATAATAGAACGGTATAATAAGGTACCCGAAGAAAGGTTCCTTTGTCGCATAACCAACTCCATGTTTACATAACTCTTCGATACTAAATCCGCGGCCTTTGACATAGCTTCTAATGCTCCTTGCAATTTGTGAATCTCCGATACTAAGGAGTCTAAAACTATTGGGTAAGTACAAAGGCTTAGCTTCTGCAAATTCAATTTTCTCATCGTGAAATTCAAGTTCTTCGAATTGTCCATTGTTTAAGAAATTTATAAGTTCGTGATAAGTATCGAATCCCTCAACATCCATAACTAATTGTGAAGGATTCGGATGCTCATTACATCTAAAGCAATTAGTTCTGTACATGGAAAGATTAACTCCCATTTTTAATTCCCTATGACAGTAAGGGCAAGTTGGGAGTTTCATCCAGCCATGTTTATATTCAAAAGCTCCAAGTCTTTTAATGAAATAAGTTTTGAGCTTAGACTTAAACTGATTTGTTATTTTCATGTTCCTTTATAGCTTTACGAATTACTTTTCGGATTCTCTTTAAATCCTCTAAATCCAGGTTACTGATGGAAGTTGTTTGCCAACCATTATGGGATATTTCTAAAGCTAATCCATCAGTCCATCTATCTTTTACTACTTCTACTTTCTTTGTTCTCATTCTTCTTTTTACCACAGATTCTACAATAGGTTCTGGTACGATATTTAGTATAATATTGAACTCTCTTACTACCTCCTTTCCTTGTATATTTTGGTCTTTTCCTGGTTTCCCACCAATGCTCTGTTATCCAATCATGAATACCAAGTTTACATTTATATATCTCCAGTTGTCCTTTCTCTTTTCTTGGAATCAGCATCTAGATTATCTTTCTTTTTAAATTGCTCATCCAATTTACTACCGTATACTTCATCATATTGCTTTCGTTGTTCTTTAGTAAATTCTGTACATCTTTGTCTTTCGACATCACATTTGAATAAAGCCCTACCCGAAGGAAGACCATCTCTTTGTACTACAATCTCAACTCGAAGAATATTATCTTTCTCCTCTTGCTCAGTACAATTAAGACCCATTATAAATTGAGCATTACGAACAATTGCAATTGAACCAGAGATATCATTCTCATCATACTTGGTAGTTCTATGTTTCTTACCCTCCCTTGTAATATGATGAGCAGTCCATATAACATCTAAGTGTAGTTCCTCTGCTAAGTTCTGTAAGTCAATATATACGTTTGAGATTCTATCAAAATCCTCTTTATCTTTAGCTAATGATGCAAGCTTACCTGCATAATCGACCATCAATACCTTAATATCAATTCCCTGGCTTCTAAGAGTTAATATCTTCTCTCTTATATAATTGCAGTCAGTAATTAATGCGGGTACTCTTTCAACTACCAATTCAACTCCAAACCTTGCCAATTTCCTTAAATGCTTAGCCTCGAGTTTATCGTAATCTCCGGAATATAATTCCTTCTTTGTTTTATTGATACTTGATTGAATGAAACGGTCCATGATTTGTTCTTGGCCATTTTCTGTATCTATATATAATACCGATTTCTTCATTCTTAGGTATCCTCTTGCAAGGTTTACCATGAAGAATGTTTTCTTTGCCTTAGGTCTATCCAAGATTACATTTACTGAAGCTACTGGAAATCCACCAGCATTGGTCAAATCATTCAATTGCCTAAATGGACATGGAACTACGGATGGTTCTGATTGTCTTTTGAATTGTCTCTCCGTAACATCCCGAATCATATATAAGGTTTCATCTTCTTTCTTAGGCTTACTCTTTTGAAGAACCTTCTCAATCTTTTTAGAGTATTCTTCGTATTGTTCGAAGTTATCTAAATCGAATGAATCATTCAAGTTCTTCATCTCAACATAAGTAGAGAACTTATAAATCTTCTCTTTAATATATTCGGAATCTGATAATTGAATTGAATAGAGGTTCTTAATGGTTCTCTCAATAGTTGGGATGTCATCCTTAGTTACTAAGTCTACATAAGCTTTGGATTCTAGCATTTCTTTTATCACTTCCTTTAATACATTCTGAGAGGGTATCTTCTTTGTCTTCTTAAAGTACTTAAGTATACCCTCACATATTAAAGAATGCTCAATAAGAACTAAGTAACTGGGTTTTAACCTTCCCAGTACTAAACCTCCTTCCTTATCTTGAATAATGAACCGGAGTATCTCTAACTGGAAACTCGGGTCGAACGAAAATTTGATTTTATCTTTTTTCATACATTAATATATTGCAATATAATAACTAATAGATTTTGATAGTCTCCATATAGTTCTGAACTCATGTCCACAGTATCTAGTCTTCTAATCCTCAGCCGTTCGGTGAAATATTTTAATATTCTTATATTATATAATGAATAAATTTATATATTTGCATTAACGAAATATTTATAAAGATATGAGAAAGACCAACGGTAATAATGGTTCAGAACTGCACAGATTAAAACCTATGCAGGATTATGATGAAGCAATGTTTAATAGGTTGTATAAAGTTTGTAAACCTGTTATTAGGAACCTAACCAAACAGATAGATTACAAAAGATTCAACCTTACTCCAGATATAATATCTTCTTATTTCTGGGATAAAATGTTATTTGTTTTTAATAAGTACTACGGTACTTGTAGTGAAGAACATCTTAAAGCAAGAATCTTATCATCTCTAGCTACTTTTAAAAATAAGCTCCTGAGATTTGCATACGGAGAGATTGCAGAATACAACCAGAACTTATTTAAGCTTGAGGATTTATTTGATAATGATAAGGAGCTCGAAGATGATGAAGAAGAAGCTAAAGCAAAAGAAGATATGCTGGAATTGCTTTATGATTATATGAAAGCTAATCTATCTTCAGATGCCTATATGTTATTCGAGGTATTAGTAACTCCTCCACCTTATATTAAAGAACGTATGCCTGAGTCAGGGAGAATTACCAATATACTTTTAGTAGAGTTCTTTGATATGCCTCGAACTAAGAATTCTATCAAGTATATTAGTGAACTAAAGGCGGATATCCAATACTGGGAAGAGAAAGCCAAAGAAGAACTGCATTACTAAACACAAAAAGAAAGGGGCGTTTCCCAACGTCCCTTTCCCAATTGTTAAGCAATTCATAAATTAAAAGTTCATTGATATTGTTACAAGTAGTTACACATTATTATAGTTTTATAATGTATGCTAGTACATAATAAGGAGGTCTATTCTCATGAGCTCGTCCTCCACCAGTATCAAGAGTATTATGATCCCACAGGGATACATAGGAATTATCTCTATCGGAAGATTTGGCACCAGTAAGGTTATTACCAATCCATTTCGTACCATTGGGAGCAACCATATCTGAAAAAGCTTCACAAAAATAGGCATCTTGAAATTCATGGTTATGAGCAGGTATCTCGGTAGCACTTAATGTAACTTTATCTTTACCTCCAGTATTACCAATAAGACTATAATCCTCATTACCAGATTGCCAACCTACTATAAACTTACCAGATAAGTCTGGAGTTTGTAAATCATCTACAATCTGACCATTACATAAAGCCCAGCCATCAGGAACCTGAGTACCATTCCACATAGCAATTAATCCTCTCGGTATACTTGAGCCTCCCACACTGTTACTACTACCTAATTTTCCATCAATATAAGCCTTAATATCAAAATTAGGGAATCCCTGTAATAACCGTAAGAGAGTTTCTACATTAGATTGTTGCATACCATGGATAGCAGTATTATATTCTACTGGTTGAGGGAATCTTCCCCCATAGGGGACAATAGAATATTTCTCTACTGTATTATCTATAGAGTTAATACCCTGACCATAAATACCTATCAGTACCATGGATGATTTGTCTACCAAGCCTTGAGCTACCGAAGCCATAGCTCTATTAGCTAGTGACTCATAAGTTAATTCCGTATCTTCTAATACGTTTGTTTTTGACAAGTTTCTAGACTCCTTAGCACTTGGATATAAAGGGTCTACCGACTTCTTATACAAACTGTAGAAGGAATTTGATTCATTCCAGAAAGCTCTAAATTGTACTGGGTTCTGTACTGGTTCTTCCAAAGGAGTATGATATGCAAATACAATCACATCTTCATTACTACCTTTAGAACCTTCGATATTTGAGATACGGATTGTTGCAGCATCCGATATAAATATCATACCATCCCTGGCAATACATCCGAAATTAACTTCTGGGCCTTCTCCAGAATCCGAAGCCTTAGTCATATACCTTGCAATAATTCTATCCTTTATTGCCAGGTAAGCCGGTGAGGTAGGTTCTCCATTTGGAGATATTGTGATAACATTGTTATTTATCACTGCCGAACCAAATCCACAAAATGGGCCTATACCAACTGGTGCAGCTATGGCTTCAGCTGCATCCTTGGATTTAATAATACCTTCATAATCGAAATAAGTTTTCATACTGTATCCTCGTTTTTATTGTTCTTAAAATCTTTCGATTGATTTTTCATATCTTGGAAAGCCTCTCCTACATCTTTGAACTTGAATGTTATAAATTTCCATAAGATAGCCCATATACTATACCTTTTCTTTACTCCATGAAGTTCACAGATATGGTTGTAAATACTATCTATTTCGAAACAATAACATAGTATCATGATTGTTATAGAAACTGTTATAGGATTAAGTCCATAGGGGTCTCCAATAGCCTTACCTATAATGGCTCCAAGTAATACGTAACATAAATAATCAATAACTTTATTAAGAGTTCTTCTTCCTGCTCTAGATTTCCTTACTTCTATACCCTGCATCCTACTGACAGATATTCCAAACCAGAAGTCCGAGAGTATTAATACAAAGGCTAATAAAATCATCCACCTTAGGTCAAAGATAATACCGTAGAATTCAGAAGTGAATCCTATAAGGCCAGTTTTGAAGACTGTGTTAAAAGGGTTGCTTTCCATCTATTATTCTATTTTAAGTTTCCATTCTGTTTCTTCAGGAACCACTATTTGGATTCCCTGCTCTGATATATCGTTAGACTCCCATACTAATTCTGTTTTATCTACTATGTCTTTTATATTTACTAAAAATACTACTTTGACTGCAGGATTATCTTTTACATAAAAAGTATGTTTTCCAGGTAGATTGGTAAAGAACTGATAGGGACTGGTATGAACTACATCAGGAACCGTCTCATAAACTATATCACCAGAGTCTCCAGTATCCGAAGTACATGTTACAATAGTAGATACTTCTGGTACACTATCGCTTAGTTCTGCACTTACAGGATTAAGAGTTAATTTATACTGAGGTACTACTTTTTTTACGGTTAAAGTTACTGCTGAACCTCGATAATAAAATTTATAGGTACCAGCAGTATCAAAGGTAATTAAGATATTCGAACTATAAGTTTCGGATAAACCTTCTACTGTAATACCAGTTATCTGACTACCACCCTCTCCATATCTTAAATAGAATGAGCAATTCTGATTCTTGGTTAATTGATAACCAGCCTTGATATATTTAGTTGATTCCGTTTGAGAATATGGCTCTAGTTCATACCAATTTTCATCATCGGGATTCATGGGTTCTAACCATAAGTAGGATTCGGGTGTAGGTACATATTCTAATACCTCTACCTCTACCGTTTTGGTTGGGTCTCCTACGGATTCAAATTTATAAGTACCAGCCTCATTAAAAGGATAGTCTGTACTTCTACCATAATAGAAATCTGGGCCTTCTACATATCTATCATTTAGTTCTACGCTTCCAAGCTTTACCCATGTACCAGAACCATTTTTTCTGTATACATTTACGTTCTTATCGAAGTATGAATATAGGTTAGCACTTTCAAAGGTAGAATAATAGATACCCGAAGTAAGGAACAACTTAATAGAAGCAGTACCCTGAGCATTCAAGTTAAGCCTCTTATTGGATACTCCAATGCCATAAGTAATTGTATATCCTAATCTGTAAGCAACCACTGTACCATAATTTGCAGAATTACCAGAAGTATCTTTGGTACATCTGAATAAGAATGTACCTACTCGGGTAGGAGTCCATCTAGAACCATTCCTAACCAATACTCCTGGGTCTGTAGTAAGTACTGCAATCAAATCAGTAGTATTTTCATTTGGGTCTGAGGAACGAATAGTTATCTTAGATGATTCTAAATTAGTAATGTTTACATTTCGAGGTTCACATATTACAGTATAATTAGTAGCTATTGAAGTAACCTTTAAGATTATCCTCTTTGCCGGGAAGTCTGCAATAACAAATTCGTAAGTACCTGCAGAAGTTATTTCCCAAATAGAACCAGAAGGTTTAATTTCATGGGTATTTATTAACTGAACACCTACCGGTTTAATACTACCCTGATAATTCAAATTAGCAGTAACCTTAACTTCAATCTTAGTATTACTACCAGTGATTACCAAATTATCTAAGTCGGTACCGCCACTTATTAAGTCTGCATAGATATGATAAGACTTAGTGTAGTACTCTAAACCTATATCTACATAAGTAGTTACCGAATTATCTCCAACGCTTCTGAAATAATATCTTTGGTCACCTTTCTTTGCATAAAAGATAGAACCACTTTCGTATAGTTTAGAGCTCCACTTGTTTTTTGATGGGTCATATCCAGTTACCTGATACCTTAAGTCTGCATCCTCATAATCCGAAGTTACAGTTACTCTAATAGGTACTTCTGTAATATGGCCAGTTACAATCTTTGCCGGAGATACCATGGGTTCTGCAACTAGCTTATAATTGTAGGCTAAGTCAAAACCGTATTTAATATTTCCAGATACATTATAAGGTAAGAACCTATCGAATAATTTATCAATTGATTGTTTGAAAGCCTTGAACTCTTTAGTTGGAGATGTAAAGCCATGGCCACCGATACTAATATCTACCTCGATACATTGAGCACAACCATAAATCTTATCATAGTTGTACTTATCGTACCTGGAATAATCAGTATCATATAATGGGTCTACCTTTTCCCATTTATCCATCTCTCCATCTGTTGGGTCTACAATGGTACATGTTAACCCATACATATTAAAAAGAATTTCGAAGAACTTTCTTGAGCCTCTAATCTTAAGTAATGAGATTGAGTACTTTAAAATTGTACGAATCTGTTCATCACTTAGGTTAGGAACTCCTGTATGTTCTCCTGTTCTAGCAAAAGGTAATTCTCCCAAGAACTCCCAGAGGTAGTTTAAATACCTCTGTTGAGTTTTATCGATATCGATTAAATCTAGAATATTATCAATATCAGAAGTAATATTATCTTGGAAGTATGAACCACATATTTCTAGAAATCTTTCTAATATACCCTTACCATTGACTTTATAAGTATCTTGCTCCTTAAATTCAAATGGTAAGAAATCAATTAGGTTTTTAAGATTTGTCATACTGTTTCATTTACTTTAAGTGTTAACTGACTTGAATCTTCGAATACCGGGATATTATAACCTGGGTCTGTATAATCCTTGTTAGGTTCGGCAATGGTTATGGTATATCTGAATCCAGATTGATAGCCATTGTTCTGAATATCAAGGGCAAAGATAAACCCATTTATATTATCTCGAATCTGTGTAGTCTTACCTATTTTTCCATCATAAGAAAACCCACCTTTCAGAGACTTGAGGGTAAACGTAGTTCCTGAAGAGAAAGATATAAAATAAGCCATAGAACCGTTAGCCTTATCCAATTGGAATTGACCAAGGATTAATTCCTTGTTACCATAAAGGGTTGTAGGCCAAGGTTTAGTATAGAATTTCTTTAAGTGTAGGTAATCTACTGATTCCAGATTATCTATAAGGGCATAGATATCTGAGATTCTTACACTACCACCAATGTCTGAACTCTCAGGAGAATAAGCATTAAACAAAGCACCGAGTACCTGAGATTGAATTTCTGAGGTTTTATATGACTTCTTACCAGTAACTTCGATATCCAGTATAATATTAACTTTACCTGCCGACTTAACAGTCAACCAAATAGTAAGAGGTGAATTCTGATGTAAGATATCATATACCTTCTTAATCATGGAAGAATTGGCAATTACCCCATTATCTGGAGCAATGTATACAATAAGTTTTCTACCGCATTCATATTCAGCTTTAGCTTTACTAACTCCATCTACCAGTTTAGCCAAGTCTACAAAGTCCTGTTTAGTAACAGCTACTCCCATAGTCTTAACACTCAAAGGTATATGTTCTTTGAGCATACCAAAGTTTTCGTAGTTAGAGCCACCACCTGCATTATAAGTATTACTTACAGTTGCATCAGATACTGAAGAAGATATTACTGACGGTACTGAGGTAATGGTACCAGACTTAACATTACCGTTACTACCAGATGTAAGGTAAAAAGTTAAATCAGATATCTTTGCACCAGCAGCAGGTTTCTTACCATATAAACCATCTCCAAAGGTAATATAAGGAGTTAGAGATTCATCTACTACTACCATGAAGTGTTTATCGGTAGATTTTGAATAAGCAAAGGTATTTACTAATACCCAAGATTCTCCACCAATCTTCATGTTCATAGTTCCATGTTCATAGTATTTACCATTGGGTAAAGTACCGAGAGTAATTCTTAATTTTTCTTCGGATGGTATAATCATACCATTAACCTGACTTTCAGTGTATAACTCATGTTGTACTACTGGTACCTTACAATCAGTCACATTTGAATACCAAACTACATCTCTAGTAGATAACCATTTGTTCCCTGATTGGTCTGTGAATAAAGTACCTGCAGGTATAGTTAACTTAGCTCCAATGGAATCTCCAGATACATCCCTTGATATCATTAAGTCTACCGATGCAGCAATAGCACCTCTTGCATGATAATCCACCAAGGCACCATGCTTAACTACTGAACCATACTTTCTGGCAGTAGGTAAGAAGGTTTCCCTTGCCATGTTATCAATGTAGTAATGAAGAACTTCGGCAATAGCCGCAAATAATGAAAGGATAATGATTAATATGTTTCCTTCCGAGTAATCTGTTATGAGTACATTCCCCTCTCTGTCTTTTATACCCATAAGAGATTCTATCAGCTTGGCCTTAATCTGTTGATAAGACCTCTGATAAGGGTTAAGCCATTTATTAGTGATTCCCATATTATTTTGTATTTAATGAATTATCTAAGTTGTTGTAGGTAAGGTATAGATATTGGCTAGAGCCTGTACCATTAATAGAATATTCTACTTCTATATTTACTTTTGCATCAACTCTAGCAACCTTGATACCTTTAAAGGTTAACCTTTGTTCCCAGGTACCAATTGCAGTTTTTATAAACTCTTTAATAATAAAACTCAGGGCTTGTGAATTTGGCTCTTCTATACATTCCCATAAGCGATTCCCAAAGTTTTCCTGTCGAAATCTCTGGCCTATCATATAATATAGGATAGAGTTAATATTATTTCTTACTAACTCCATATCTCCATTAACCGGATACCATCCAGTTTCACCCTTTTCATTTCTACTTAGTTGAATAGGGAAAGTCACCCCTTTCCCTATTATGTCAGTAAAGTAATTATCCATTAGTGTATACATTTAGTATCCTCGTAATCTTCTTGTTTAAATTCCGAGAATGGTTTACTTGCTTGAGTTACAGTAGGACCCGAAGAACCTGGTCCAGTAGTTACACCAGAGTGTACATGAGAATTAAATAGAGCTCTAAGTGATTCTAGTTCTTGAACAGTTTGGTTTAGCTTTTCGGTTAGTTCTTTAATATTAACTACTCCTTGATTCTCTCCTTTGTTTAAGATTACTGTATCACCAGAACCTACACTTACGTCTCCTTGAGCTTGGATAGATATGTTACCTTTTGCAGTAACTCCAATGTCTCCATTGATGTACATGGTTAGTTTACCATTATCATCATCTAGAACTATTACATTGCCTTCTGGAGTAATAATACCCATTTTGTTTGGTCCATCTAAAGGACTTGGTATTTGATTTAAAGCCCAACCATGATATTCCCATAGGGGTTTAGTTGGGTCTCCAAACTCAAAAGTAACAAATACTATATCACCAACCTTAGGAGCTAAGAACTTAAAACCATTGTTGATAGAACCATGTTGACTCTTTGGGTAAGCCCAAGATATAATGCCACTCATTACTTCAGGACAACATACCTTGATACGATTCATATGTTTCTCTTGGTCATCATTATCTACCACAATGCCTCGATAGACTGAGTAATATCTACCCAATCCTTCGAGGCCTTCTTCTGTTATCAATTTAGCAGTTGAGTACATTATTCACTTATTTTTTTGTTTTTATTATACTGAATGTACATCTTCTCAGCATAGTTAATCCAATCAAAATTATACTTAGCCTTCATCTCTGGGGTAATCTTACTTGGGTCTACCCATTTTACCGTAACTTTACCCGGTTTAAGAATACCGTCAGAATATACCATATTGCCCTCAGTTTGTACAGTACCAGCAGCTATAGCCATTGGGTCTTTAGCATATATCTCATCCGTATAAAGCTTATTAAGTAAAAATTTTCCAGCACCTTTTGGGTCTACCATTTTACCAGTTTCTGGGTCCATATAAGCTTCAACAAAATAAGTTACTTCATTATTAGTAAAGTTAAAGTTAATACTAGAGTCAGGACCAGATTTTTTCTTATCTTTACCGAACGGGGTTTTAGCACCGGAAGCAGCATCATTGCTTACAATATCCTGAGTACTTAGGTGAGACTTAGCAGTTATCTGTCCATCCCGAGCATTATTCTTAATCAAATCTAGAGTGCATAGATAACCCTGACCTGCATCCATCGAATGTTGTACTGATTTAATATACCAATACCCAGACCAACGTTTACCTACATTCCCTAAAAAAATTACCTGAGAAGATTGTAATGAAGGTCTACCAACTACGGTCATTTGACAAGAAAGTTTTCTTTCAGTAGTTTTAAGACCACCATTAGCATTAGCATTCATAGCCCAAATATATTTATCTGCTCCACCATATCTACTAAATAAGTTGTGATATAACTTGTATAGAGGTACTGATAAATCGTGTTTCTTCCAACGGCGTACTTTTACTTTCTTACCCATATTACCATAACCCAAATTATATTGTTGAGTATCGGTTGAAGATACCTCAACAATATTGGGGTCTTTTTGCATAGCCCCATAACCTCTATCCCAAGCACTAGAATAACTAGTTTGGTATTCTAAACCACCCATAGCTCTACCAGATTTTATCCTATAACCTTCTGGGTCATACTCAGTAGGGTCTATATATTCTTCAGCCATATACCTTATCTGTTCATCACCAGTAAATACATATTTCTCAGCTTCAAAATATTGTTTTAGATTACTTTCAGCAGATTTACCAGTCTTACAGGTTTTCTTAATTTGTTGAAGTATAGCTCGTTTATCAGCAGGTAAAGTTCTCTCTACTTCTGATATAGCTCTTTGATAATCTTCAACAGACATCTGATTAAGCTTAGCCTCTTTACTAGCATTAAAAGATTGGCCTGGAGTAGGTAATGGTTCTTTTGAATTAGCTTCTCTCAGAGTTTTTAAATTTGGAACAGCAAAACCCTTTGTTCTCTTCTGATTATCTACAAATTCAGCCTGAGTATTAGGGTGACCCAATCCGAAATTCTGACCGGTATTATAATCCCAAGAGGGTACTACTTCAGTATTATCTTGAGGAGTTACTGTCTTATCCCGTTTAGGGGTTATCTGTTCTTTATCCTTGTCTGGTTCTTGAATACCAGTAGAACCCACAATAATATCCTTTTCATCGGAGCCTACAGTTTGGGATAGAATTGCTTTAACTCTTTTCTTTACATTCTGCATGGTAAATGATACCTTGAGTACCTCACCATTTTCGGATTGGTATATATAATTATATTCTGGCTCTTGGGTAAACTTTCGATTATGAATATAGATTACACCATCTCGAGAATCAATATACCAAGGACCATTAGGATAACCTTTCATCTTTTGTTCTAATTGAACTAAGATGTTATTACCTATTAATCCTAAGTCACTATCTATCAGAGCTTTCAAATCTGCTGGCATAGGTACTTGAGCTACTCCACTAAAACTATTAGAGTAAAGTATCTTTCCAACAGTATTTCGACTCTGTTCTGTCGGGACCTGTAGTGACTCGTAAACTTTATTACTTATTACTTGTTTAGCCATTACTGAAATATTTCTATGATTACACCGATATCATTGTTACAACCCTTATCTAAAAAATTAGATAAGCTATACTCTGATAAATCTGAATAGGTGTATGGTGGTTGGAATCTTAAATCTCCAACTGTATCTATACACTTTAATGTCACATGAGTACCAGTAGAATCGAATACACAATCTAAATCTCTTACCTTGATACTTCGTATGGGACTTGAAATAAATTGGCCATCTGGATATATGTATCCCCACTGAAGATAAATAATAGAGCCTTCCTGGAGTTCTGGGATATCTACTGTATCTGGGTCTCCAGTATCAAATGTGATGGTTGCTAAGTTCTCCTTCTCCTCATCATATTTGTAGCTCCAATTACTTATATAAGCGCCAAGAGGTATACCTGTAATTACATTCATTATAGGCATACCTCCAGAATCGAACAGTGCCATATATGGTGTTGCTGTTCCATTATAAAGAATTGATTGATTAGGTTTTTTAGTTGCCATACATTGGTATTCTTATTAACTGATAAGGTTCAAGTTCTGCAAATGGGTTTAGGATATTATTAGCCTCAGCTATTAAATACCATTTCCCCGAATCACCATAGTAATGATAAGCAATGTTCTGTAATGTTTCTCCATCCATTACAGTATGTTGCTTATCATTATTTGTATATGGGACCGAGGGTGGGATTGTTTCTAAAGAATAATCCCCATCATCATATTTAAGAGCTACTGCTCCATCATAGGGGCTAGCTCCAGTTAAGTATTGATTTAAGTCTATCATAAACTTATTCCTTTCGTTTTCTTTAGAGTTTCTTCATTTACAATATCTGCATAGGATAAGTTATAAGCACTTACTCTCTTGAAGATTAATTCTTGAGTTGCAGCTGCAGGAAGTAATTTCAAATCATCAATCTCGCATGATTTACCTGCAACCCTTGTCCTTGAAGCATTTCGGAAATTGTTTAAGGTATAGGTTGCTGAAGTAAGTATATACTGATGGTTCTCAAATATACCAGAATTACCCCATTCAATCTTTAGTATTGGTGGGCTTGCCTGATATGAGTTTGCCTTAGACCACATCTCAAGTAATCTACATTTAGTGATTACCTCTTCTGGATTTTCTGGGTCATTACAGAACCAAGATACATTGAATTGAATTATATCCTCTGCTCCAGTGTAATGATACATGGGTGTATTACGTCCCATAGACTTAATGGTAGCCCAGGTAGTTTCTCCCCTGAAATCAATAGAGGGTGGTCTATTCTGAAGGGTGATATATTGATAAGGAGATGATATCAGATTGTATATCACTACCTGATTCATATTACGAACTTCGGGCATTACCATAAAAAGCTCTTTATTCTTATTTACAGAATTACCTTTAGCTGGGTCCATTTCTTCATAACCAAAAGGAACTCCACCTTCTACCTGATGTTTTAATTCCATCCGATATTGGTTTTGTATCCTTTGGTTTACTTTGGGATTCTTTGAGGTAGCTCTTGGTCCAAAAGGATTATTAGGGTCATATATCTTTCCTTTATCTGCAGTGTCTTTAGGTAAAGTAGATGTAGCCCTGTTTAAATAAATCCTGGCCCTCCAAAGTTTATTTAAAGGACCAGTAAGAACTCCAGCAGAATCTCGAGTAAGGTCATTATACTTTTCAACAACCCCACCTGCTATTTGATTCAATATTCTTGCCATAATTGTTTTAGTTTATTCCTAAAGCTATACCAGTAAAATCAGATGAATTACCTGGAGCAAAATCTCCAACTGGTTCTCCATCTACTGATATATTGATTCTTGAATCCTTAAAGCCATCTCTGATTGCAGACCTAACTGCCTCAACAAAAGCCTGTTGGTTTCTTTCTTGAATGGAAGCTTTATTATCATCAGAGTTTAAAGCTTCAGTATTCTTATCTACCGAATTTGTAAGGCCTCCAATTACCTCTATCAGCAAAGGTATACCTATACTTAAAGCTAATCCCAATGGACCACCTAAGAATCCTAAAAGTCTACTACCAAGTAATCTAGCACCAAATCCTATAGCACCTCTCTTAGCTACCTGTTGGCCTGCCGTTCTAGTTACAGTAGAACCTACTGCAGCTCCTGCTCCTGCTCCAGCAAGTGTACTCATTGAAGTAAATCTCCCTTGTGAATCTCTGGCTACTACAGTACCCTTTTTGGTTTTACCCACAGTACCTCCCATAGGTAATGCAAAAAATTTACCAGGAGCCATTTGTAAGGCGGTCATCCTCATCATCATGGCAGATATATTCCTAAGGTGACCTTCAAGGATAGTAGCTTGAACATTTGTTTTAGTCATACCCGCAGCCATACCTTCAGTCTCTGCCGTAGCTAAAGCTTGGAATGTACTAATCATCCTAATGGTACCAGAGATAAACTTAAACCCCTGATACAAGGTACCAACTAAAGCTCCAGTAGCAACTACCTTTACTAAGAATTTACCAGCCCAAGTTTCTTGGATATCATTGATTATCTTAAGTAAACCTGAACCAAATTTTAGTAAAGGATTAAATACCTGAGCTAAGGTAGAACCTACAGTTACTACAAAGTTCTCCCAGTTTGATTTAAACTGTTCAATAATACCTGCAGGAGTTTGTAATCTTTCTTGGGTTAAACCTTCTACTGTACCTTTTGCCGAGTTTACCTTATCCATAAGTTCGGTAAGCTTATTAGTACCTGACCAATAGTCCTGGAGTAAAGCAGATGCAGCTCTAGTACCTCGAACTCCAAAGATATTGAACAGAGCAGAAGATACGTCTATACCTCTTCTACCTCTAAGTTTTTCTCCCAGCATGGTTATAATCTTATCCAACCTTAAAAGGTTTCCTTGGGAATCCACTAGAGAGGCTGGGTCTATACCTAAAGATTTTAGCATAGAGCTACCTGCTTTTTTCTGCCCGGTTACGGAAAGTGTTAAATAGCGCATCATATTTGCCAATGCAGTACCTGCGGATGAAGCTTGGATACCTTGATTACCAAGTACTCCAATTGCTGCAGCTGCATCACCCATACTGATTTTAGCATTTCTAAATTCGGCTCCTGAGTATTGGAAAGATTGTGCAAGGTCGGTTAAAGATATATTTGCAGAAGTTACTGCAGTTGCCAATTGGTCTACTACCTGAGTAGCATTTTGAGATGGTATATTGAAAGTCTGCATGATGTTAGTCATCAAGTCAGCAACTCCACCTTTCTCTCCAAGAGGCATACTAAAGATAGAAGCCAGTTTAGCTGCAGGGCCAATCATTTTTTCGATTTGCTCTACATTGTTACCGGCCATTGCCAAGTACCTTTCTCCTGATGCAATATCTTTTGCTGTAAGAGGTGTTACCTCGTTGACCTCCTTAGCAACCTGCATTAGCCTTGCCTGTTGAGCAGCATTTGCTCCAGACATTTTAGAAGCTAAGAATACTTGGTCGTATACTCCTGCAGAATATTGGTAGGCTTTAGCCATACCACCAACCAATTCTTTTCCAAAATCAAAAGCATTAGCAGCAGACATTTGAATACCTCTATTCCAGGTATTCATATCATTCATCATTGTTCTAAATGAATTAGATATTCTGCCTGCTTCATTGGAGAATCGGTCTTTTAATACCATTGCAACACCGACCTCAACTAAGCTTCTACTGTTTATCATTTATTTTTAATCTTTTTTAGGTTATCATAATATTCATCAGCTAAGTCTTTAAATCTCTTTCTTTCTCGATACGGAAGACGCAAAAAGCTGAGATAATCTAGGACTATCTCAGCTCTACATATATAAGTGAATGTACCTGGGTGGTCTACGCTTCCGTCAGGTAGAAAAAAGAGGATGATAACATAACTGGGTATTCGGCCTTTTCTCCAGTAGTAGGATTTTCTACTTCGGTGTTACCGCTGAATACAGGGTCATGGGCAAATACTGCCTTACGAATTTCAGCCATATCCCTTACTGAAAAGAGAGAGAAGTTTTCTACCTTTTCCCATTTGTTATCTACCAGTAATCTTAGGTTTCTTGCCATCAAGCCAGCACTCTTGGTTTGTTTTTCTATAGGTAACATAACCAACCAACGTTCTCCTGCACCGGTCATCAAGTCAAACATAACTTGTTTACCAGAAGATAATACTACTTCGTAGTCTACGAGTTTCTTCTGCTCAGGATAATAAGGAATAGCATTAGGTTTTTCATCCATTTCCTTTTCTGTAGGTAATGTTCCATAATTCTCAAATACCATTTCCCGAAGTGATTGACCATAAGTTACTGACCCACCATTCTGGCCCCAATTATATTCAAATTCTACTTCTTCACCGAGTGAGAAAATTCTTGACATGAAGATAATGTGGTACCGGTCATTCAAAGGGATACGGTCTGCATCCTCTACCGTAAGTCTCCTGTTAGGAGTGAAGTCTGTATCTACCACAATTGCCTGAATAAACTTGGTAAGGTTCATCAGGTTCTTAGAGTCCATAGGATTAGATAAAATATCCTCATCTGCTCCATTCTGTTCACGGATTGAATACTTAAATCCGGAGGGTGCTGTAAATTCACAAGTTCTAAATTCCATATTTCTTTAATTTAATTAGTTACTTAAATCCATAGTATCTGATATAACAACAAGAAAGGGGTGAGCCCTTTTTAGGAATCCCACCCCTCCACCTAAAAATCTTAGTTGAAAATAGACTAAGCTTTTAATACTTATCGACAGTACCTACTGAGAATTCGATACTTTCGATTGTGTTTTCTGAAGCCATTCGGTCCAGGTCTAAACCTGTAATCTTACATGGCCATACCTCTTCGAAGAAGTGGGTGTTGAGTACAGAAACTCCGTCTTCGGCAAGTTCGTTTACGATTACATTTTCCCAGTATTGGCTTGGTACCAAACCACCACCTGCAATCATATCCTGACATGAATAAAGCCAGTCATGAAGCCATGTATCTGAACCTGCAGTAGTTAATAACTTCCCTACTACTAAGTTACCTACTGTAACTCTACCGGCAGTTTTAACGTCCCGGTTAACGTCCCCGTGAGCAACCTGGTCAATCTCAATATCTGGCAAAGTACAAGTTTGGAACAGATAGGTATTGATTGGGTGCTTAGGGAAAGTGATACTCCAAAGGAATTTCTTTCTCGGATTTTTTACTTTTGCTCCCATGTCTTTTAGTTTTATTCGTTTTCAACAATTGATACCGACTTAGAAGCCTGGTCAATAATGATTGACATTGTAACTTCTTGCATTGGTACGATATCTTTATATTTCAGGATAGCTTTATACTTACCCTGACGAACATCTTGTTCGTTGTTCACTGAGAGTTCACTGTATGAGTTAGCATCTTGGTCACCCATCCAGGTATATTCTGACATAGCATCGCCATCTACGCAGGCATCAAGAATAGGTTTAACCTCAAGCCAAATCTTATTCCAAGTGTTCCAAATATTGGGTTCTTCCAAATATCTTTCTAGAATTGGTCTAAGATTCTTTTTGAGATACAGATTCAATCTTACAATAGCCAGAAATCTTTCTGAATCCTGTTTTACTTGAGATGAGAAGCAATGCCATAACAAAGTTCTCTTACCCTGGTTAGGTACATCCTTTACGCAAATGATATTTACGTAGTTCTGAGCCAACTCATTAAGTTCGTTAGTTCTTGAAGGAGAACCATAATTCGGACATACAGGACCATTACCATCATAGATAATACCTCTGTTCATTCCGGCAAATGATTTCCATACACCGAATTGAGTTGCAGAAGCATCACCCAAACCAAAGATAGTTCCCAGTACATCTGAATCTACCAAGTTACCGTCTTCATTGTAGTATTTAATACCACCACCGAAGTAAGCTACATACTTAGAGTTACCTACAGTACCAAGGCAAGTCTGTACCCAGGTATTGATACTTTTCAAATCTCTTGGCTGGTCGCCTTGAGTATAGTGGGTGGTATACTTAGGTACTTCGATATAATAGGTATACTCCTGCAATTCCTTAACCATATCTACTGCAGCCTTGTGTACCTTAAGTACATCTGGGTCTTTAGTAAGGTGTTGGTGAATATGAGAGCAAGCGAATTGATATACATCTACATAATCCTTTACGAATTCTAAAGAAGCAATCCATTCGTCTGCAGTTGGAGTAGTACCTGCATTACCTATAGTACCATTAAGATTAACAACATCGGTAGTAATTGCTGCATTGTTAAGTTTGATATCGATTGGGTTCTTTGTTCCATCGACATCATCAGTTAACCATTTAATGAAGTTATTCCAAGATTTGATACCTTCTACTGTATCAGTCATAACCGGTACAAGGTATTCTGAATTCTTTGCAAAAGCACTTAGAGCAAGGTAGTCTACTGAAGTGTTGTTTACAGTATCGGCTGTTTTGTAGGTAATGATAGGGCCTTGTTCTAATACCTGACCATTAGCACTTACTACTTGATAGTAGATTGTGTTAGCTTGTTTGTAAACTTTTACACTGAAGGTTTCAGCACTACCTATTGGGTCTCCATAACCCTTAGTTACCAATCCGAATCCTACTGTAGTAGAACCAGAAGTAAACTTAAAGAGAGATTTAGGACTTGCTTCTTCAGAAGTAGATTCAGTAACCGAAGAACCATCTTCAGAAGACCTTGCTGCTCTAGCACCTCTTGCTGCAGCTACAGATATAACTCCCTTGGTTGCTCCCTTACCCAATACTCTAATAATACGAAGCTTAGAACCACCCATGAAAGCCTTCTCAATATTTGATACAGAACCATCTGGTACTATCTCAGAACCAAAGACTCTTTGGAAATGTGAGAAAGAATTGATGATTTCTGAAGGGTCATCATAAGGACCTTTCGTGGTTCTAGCCAATACACATGAAACTCCTAACATAGGAGTAGTCTGTTGAACATTTCTGTTCTCAAACTCAAACTTAACTGAAGGTGAATTTGGCATATTTCTTATGTTTTAAAAGTTAATTACTTATTTAATTAATACCCTGAAGTATTGTCCTTATTCACTTGGAGTTGAAGTAAATCGTTTTCCTTCTTTTCTACTGTACCTAAGAGTACTGAGATATCAGTGATGGGAACCAATTCTCCTTCTCCTGCAAGTTTTTCAGGCAAGATACCGTCTTTACATATGTACTGGTATACCTTTTCGAGTAGGCCATGACTTTCATCTGGATGGTCATAGTAATTACCTATCTCTATATAAAGGTTTCCAGTAGGAGCAACCTTACCATCTTCCCATTCTTCCAGGTCATTATAGTAAGGTCTTACATATCCTCTTGATGGCAAAGCTTCATACATGATACTATGAAGTAATCTCATATCTTGCTGAGTATTTGCTACAAGATGTATATCCAGAGTTATGTCTTTAGTCTCATAAGGAAATTCTGAAGCCTGGTAGTTACCATTCTCTAGTTTATCTCCTATGATATATTTGTTCACACCTATATCACCATTATAGAATCCTTGCAATTCTATGGTAATTCTTGGACAAGTCTTTGCACCTTTTACCTGATTATTACCTACTCCAAAGATAGGTATGAATTTCTTTAAGGCTTCTGAGTCTTCCTTAAATCTTTTCTCATTCTCTAAGGATAATGGTA